TCTTTAATCATCTGTAAGATGATTTTAAAGTATTTGTTATCAAAATATTGACTCTCAATCACATCAATAATTGATGATGCGAATTCTTTGTCTTCTATGATTTGGTTAATTAATTGTAATTGGAACGTGTTCCCTAAGTAGTCAAAATTTTTATTCATATGTTCTGTGGTATCCCCTTGTATTATTAAATACTTACTTGCTCAAGTCGAAATCCAAATATTCGTAAGTTAATTTCCTGTTTGAAAAAATGTCAGTCAACTCTCTCAAGACATCTTTCAAAAATGGTCGTACATCAACCGTATAACGAACTTTTGGTGGAAACAATTTTCCGTCAAAAATTCTATGACAAATTGTCTGCTCTCCAACCTTAACAAAAAGGTTGAAAACTTCAGGTCCATCAGTGAACGATGTGTTCATGATACTTGCGTCGCTTTCAATCGCGTTTCTGTTATCCATCATGTAGATAACTGTTTTCATCTTTAGGTAATACTGAAGCTCTTCTTTTAGAGACTTCATGAACTCATACAACTCTAAAGAGTTTTTTGCCTTCGGGTTGAACCCTCTAACGTTGAAGAATCTTTGAACAACGATGTTATCGTTAAGTGTCAAGAGAAACTCCATTTTGGTGCTGTCCATTTCTTTCATAGCGTTTAATTTTTGTTTGTGTTTCGTTTTTCTTTTCTTGTTAATTTCATAAAAGGTTTGAGGAAGTTTACCCAAGCATTATCATCCTTAGGTAGATACTTAAAGAGACCATCCTCCATCATCATTCTCATTAAGTTTTTGTAACCCCTATCAGTGGGGTCAATTATATCAGTATGAATTTGTTCAACTAAAGTCTTTCCATCGTCAGTGATTAATGGGTTTGTAAGGTCAACAATTTTTTTGTTTGTAATATAAAACTCTTCTCCAAGTATAGATGATTTAGTCTTACCAGTCAAAAGATTTACTAATGTTTTAATAGGTTTCTTTTGCGGGATATTTCGTGCAATATCGAGTAATTCTTCGACAGTGCATGGTTTTTCCTGCACTTGTGGGAAGTATTTTATTAAAGTCTTTTCACCAAGTCCTTCAATACCATCTATGTTGTCAGATTTATCTCCTGTGAATATCTTACAAAGTAATACGTTGTAATGAGGTATATTAACCTTATTAATGATGATATTATCCCCATTCCCGAAGTATTGCTTTGAGATGGGTGAATACACGCTGACGTTCTCGTTAATCAACTGAGTGAGGTCCTTATCAGCTGAGAAGATGATTATTTTTTCATCAGTAGCAACTTTACAATAATACGCAATAAGGTCATCTGCCTCATTATCAATCATTTCAACTTGTCTTACAAAAATTTCCTCAAGGTATTGTTTGACTCTTGCTTGTTGATTTAGATATGACTCATACTTGTACTCGTTCATATCTTGGCGTCTATTTGCCTTATATTGTGGGTAAATTGATTTACGAATGGAGGAATTGGAATCCCAGAATACAACCACTTTATCGTGGTCATGTTCCTCCAAGAATTTTCTAAGAATGTTTATAAAGTGATAGATTCCACCTAAATGGTCTCCATCACTATATAAATCTCTTACTCCGTGAAATCCTATTTTGAATAAATTGTTTCCGTCTACTAAAAGTGTTTTAGTCACTTTGTTAAATTAGAGGTGATAAAAATTGTTTCTTACTCACTGATATCATCAGTTGTTTCTTCTAAGGTTAACTCACCAGTTCCTGATAAGATACCATTCCAATATTGTGAATACTCTTTCTTATAAGCTTCTAAAGCTTCTTTAGTATCCTCAATATATCCTTGTGGTACCGCAATTAACTTTCCATCATTATATCCTAAACCATTTACGTGGTTCTTCAATATTGATATTTTAGTTCTAATTGCATATCTAACAGTTCTTCCCCCTTTAGTTGCTGTGATGTGGTTGATACCCGCACTTGCCTGATTACCAAATAAGAATACTAATGAAGACGCTAACCATAACGCCTCCCCACCTTTTGCCTTGATTGTCGGTTGTCCAAACGGATTGTCAGGAAGAGCAACCCAAGGTTGATTAACAACAACTAATGTGTTGTAGTAAGAATAATCTTCTTTCTTTGATTTAGAAATTCTTGAATGAATACCCATACCAATCTTATCTGCAAGAGTTGCTGCATTATGTTGTTTACCACCTTTACCATCGAAGGTCATCTTACAAGGGATTGAACCTACTGAATCCCAAAGGAATAAAATAGATTGTTGTATATCACCTTTTTCTTGAGCGTCTAATACTTCGTTCATGAAATCAGTTACTTGCTCGATATAGTCAAAACTATCGTTGAAAATAAAATCTCCGTCCCATTCTCCGTCAGAATTCTTTTTAGCATCTAATCCTAACTCAACAGCATGTTCCCAACTCCACTTCTTCTCAGTGATAATGAAGACAGGTAAATGACCTTTCTTTTGAGCATCAGCCGCTGCTAATATCATAGCCGTTGTTTTGGAACTATTACTATGCCCTAAGAACATATTAATACCACCCATGACAGGACCTGGTAGTCCACTGGCATTTAAGAAAGCATCACCACAAAAGTAGTAAGCTGTTTCTTTGTATTTTGTTTTGGTTGAGAACTTATCCTTAAATCCTCCACTTTCTTTTTTCTTAATTCCCGCCATGTTCTATTCTTTTAATACTTGGTAATTTATTTGTTTTGTTTCGGTTGTAGAATATTTTATCCTCTTCATAAAGTTCACCTATTTCATCTTCATGGAATGTTATTAGTTTAATAGTTGATTCACCTTCATTATCTACATCACCACCTTCTCTTAACATACCGAATAAAACGGTATCACCAATTTGTTTAGGTCTACCTGAAAAGTATCCTTTATCTTTCAATTGACTTAATAACTCATAAGATATCGTCTTGTTATCTCTTAATTGTAAGTCAATTTCTTCTTTGAATGTCATATTATAGATTAAAAAGGGTGGAGTTTCATCTCCACCCGTATAATTTAGAATGGTAAATCTGAGTCCACATCAGCATCTGCTTGTGGGTCAACCACTTTAGATGGTGTTGATTTTTTAGTTCCACCAAAACTTTCTTCAGATACAGTTGCATCTCCGTAAACATATCCACCTTTTTCATTATCCCATTTTGGAGTTTCTCCTCTTGCGATAGCTTCAAGATATTCTACAGGTTTTTTACTATATACATCATTCCATGTTAACTCATCGTTAATCCAAGCGTTTGCTTGTTCTTTTTCTTCGTGAACAGGACCTTGGTCTTCATACATAATTGTAGATACACTTGTGTACTCTTTACCCGCAGGTGTTTTAGATTTTGTTAACTCGATGATTAAGTCACGTCCTTTTTCAGGGTCAGTGATATCACCTTTGTTTCTCCAAATAGGAATGATTTTATCTAAGATACCATCATTCTTATAATTGTGTTTGAATCTCCAAAACTTTGGACCATCTTCTTCGTGGTCTCTGTCGATTACTTTTACGATATAGAACTTACGAGACTTATATTGTTTCGCCAATTCTTTATCAGATTCTTTACCAGTTGACATCAACTCTTCATAAACCTCATTCAAAGGTGAACGTTCGTTGTTATTCTTAGCTGGGTCATAGAACTTTTGCCATTGTCCACCTACTTGAATTTCGTGGTACCAAGCCTCTTTGAAGGGTGATGAGCCATCTGTTGTTGGTAGGATTCTAATTCTTCTTTGACCTGATTTCTCTTTATCTCCAAGGATTAAAGCGAAATACTTTTTCATTCTTTCGTCTTGCGACATTTTACTTTGGGCCCCGCCCGATGCGCTTTGTGATTTCTCATACTGTGCCAATACGGCGTCTAATACGTTACTCATGTTGTTAAAATTAAATTATTAAATTGTTTATAAAATATAGTAATAAATAAGGCGTATGTCAAATAAAAAAGGTCATCTTTCGATGACCTTCTATTTATTTTTAACGTTTGAATTCGTCGTTGTACTTGTCTCCACCTCCTGGTTGAAACGAGTTTTTAATATCATTAACATTAATATCTTTAACATCATCTGTTGTTAAAATATAATCATGTTTTCCTGTTTTTTCCATGTCCTCTTGTTTATCATCAAAGAATTGTGATAACTTTTGGTTGAATGGATATGAATCTAAACTTCTTAATTCTAATTTTTCTTGTGGTGTTTTTTCTCTATATTTTTCAATCTTGTTTTCAAGTGCATTCAACTTGTTCATAATTGAATCCATTTCACCCAACTTAGATTCAAGATTTTGAATTTGACCAAATAGGTTTTCAAAATATTCATTTTGTTTTTTTTCGATGTTCTTTTGAGAATCAACTAAATCAGTAATGTCTAAAGTTTCAGTTCCTTCGTCGTCACCGTCACCTTTATCTTCTGGTTTACCTTTATCGTCAACCTTTTCAACATCTGGGTCATTATCCACATCAATTTTTTGTGGACCTGCATCAGGTGCTGGTGGCGGTGTCGCTTCAGCTGGTACTGGTGGTGGCGGTGCTCCCGCTCCTTCCCCACCTTCAGGTGCCAATGCTCCCAAATCAGGCGGTGGTGCCGCTTGTTCTAAGATATAGTTATTAATATTTCTATATCTTTCAATCTCGCTAATAATTTTTTTATCTAAACTCATTTTGTTATCCGTTTAATAAAGTCTTAACTCCTCTTGCAGTTTCAACTCTAACTCTTTTATTTATTGTTGTTTGATGACCCGCTCTTTCGATTAGACCATCTCTTTCTCTTACAGTATAACAATCGCCTGTATCCAAGTCACAAACTTGTTTAGTTCCATCTCCATTATCTTCCTCAGAATATCTAACTGATTTTCCAAGGTAATTGTTTAATGATGCTCTTAAATCCATAAAAAATCTTTTATTATAAATATATTGTTATGTTATAAAGTGAAAGGTGGGCTAACCACAGTTTGTTTTAACACTTCTCCACCATTTGGTGATGTGTAAGCATATGGTAAATATTCAACAACAAAATTAAACTTACCTACAGAATTTATAGTCCAAACATAAGTGTATTTTGTGTCAGAACCTAATAAGTATGATGCTGAAACTGGTAACCCATCGGACCCTATAACTATTTTACTTACTAAATTACTATCCTGAAATTTAGGTGCGTTGAACTTATAAGTAAGATATCTTCCACCTGTCTTTTTGACGTTGAAATATTCAGGTCCATCTCCTTGTATAAATGCACTCTCTCCAACAAATGTTATTGATAGTGGTTGCTCAGGGAATGTATTTTTTACTGGCGTTGGTGTTGTAGATGTCCCATCACTATAATTAAAATTAAATGATTGAACCGTTGGTTGTGGGTATTTCACTTTATCTCCAGCATTTGCAAGAATATTAAATTGAATTGTAACTACTTGTGTTGGTTTAATTGGTGTTGTCTTAAATGGCTCACTTGTTGTTAATATTGGTGTAATATCATCACGTGTTATTGTAAATGTATTATTGTTTACAAAGTCACTCTTTTTCAATGTAACCTGAACATTTAATCATTGTGTTGTATTATTGTTACTTGTTATAACATCAAATACAGATATATTCATTTCAACACTCTTATCAAGAATCCAAACACCAGCATCAGGATTAACATTTACTGTTAATTTATTAGTTATCTTACCACCAACTGAAGTTTCTGATTTAGACAACAACGTCACAGGTCCTGTGTTTTGTGGATTGGTATTAACGGTAGGTGCAGTTGGTGCAGCTGTTGATTGGCTATTTCCAGCATAACCTCCAGGTGATGACGCAGCTGCCGCAGTATATGCTGGGTCAAATGTGAATATTGTAAATCCTAAGTTTGAACTTACATAATCACCATATGGACTCTTAAGAATAATTTTACTCTTTCTTAAAAGTTTTCCATCACCAAATTGTGGTATACTAACTCTTAACGTTTCACTATTCAAAATGGTTATATCTTTAGATTTTGCGGTTGCATAAACAACTTGTGTATTTGTTGAATCAACAAAAGTGATTCCACTAACAATATTTAAGTTTCTACCATTAATTTGTAAAATAGTTCCAGTATTACCTGTTAATGGTGAGAAGGTAGAAATTAATGGTGGTGGACAAGTTTGACCTGGTAATATAGGCAATGCTGATGGTGTTGGTGTCACTCCTGGTTGTTTTAATTTATTCTGTACAGCTTTTATTTGTTGTTTCAGTTGATTACCTGTTTCGGGTACAATAATTTTGACTGTAACACATGAATCTAAAGCCTTAGAAATTGTTTCTCTCACGGTTGCAAAGTCGTCTTTATGTGATTGATAATAATCAACACTGACACTTTCTTTAGGCCAGTTACAAACATAATACTGTGGCAATCCATCTTTTAAGATTCTAGAAACATTAGCTTCAAGTCTTGCGGCCATAAATTTGATATACTCATCAACAGTCACGAACGAAACCAAAGGTTCTGATTTTCCCGCTGTTGATGCAGAGGTTTTTACATTAACACAAGCATAAGATTTTTCAAAGTATTGCGTTGTCGGAGACCAATTCAAATATAGCGAAATTCCACCAAAGTTATTATTAAATCCTTTGAATTTACCATTATTATTACTGTCATTTTGATATGAAGTGATATAAGATATTGAGTAAATAATTGCTTGAAGTGATTCCTTTCCAGGTAATAAGTTTTTCAACTTAGTGGCAAATTCTAATTCAGTTAATGGTGTTAATGTTGCTTTAACGTTTTGATAGTTAGAGTAAAGATTTGTATCAACATTACTTACACAACTGTTTGCGGTATCAGGTGTGTTGTTAGCCTTTTGTACAACTTGACTTCCTTTTTGAGTATTTGTGATTGGTGTAACTGTTGGAGTATCCTTTTTGATTTTTAATACTGCTTGTAAATTAGTTAATAAATTTTGATTGATACTTTGTAAGAAATTATCAATCGATGGCAAGTCATAAATTCCTTGTCTTACACCTGTAAATGTTGTTTGGAAATTTCCTGGCGTTATGTGATGTTGTACATCTAAAATCATGTAAGGACCGTTAAACATTGGTACATGTCTCAAGTTAAAATACATTGATGGTTGTAATAAAGCATTACCTAAACAAGTTACCGTCGCTCTATAACTTCTTTGTTTATATAAATTAAATAAACCTACGTTTTGTGTTGCAACATTTCTACCTGTCGCATTATTCACCATAGTCAATTGAGTGTTGATTACCTCAGATGTTGCGGTTCCGTTTTCTTGAGAAACACTGAATGAATAAAATATATTTTGATTTCTTATACCCATATCAATATTAAATCCAACACATCTGTTTGATAAAGCCCAATCTTTTTTGTTTTGCTGATTTTCAAGTAATGGATTTTCGGATGCTCTTCTCATTTCAAACGCATCGTCTCTATACCTAAAATTCCCTTTTGGTAAATCTAAATATTGCGAAGGTTTTCCCGCATAGAAAGAAACCATCTTTGGACCTGAATTTCTATAATCAACATCCAAGAATGTTCCCCACATACTATTGGCAAATTGTAAAGAACCTTCAGGTTGAGGTATTGTAGTTCCATCAACGTCTTGTATGTTATAAAAATTTACATAACCTGGTAAGTTCATTACCACAAAATTATTTTTAATCAAAATACCACTTATAAAAGTAAAAACACTCATTACTTGGTTCAGAGAGTTTTCAGAAAACATACCCTGTAAATCAAATATATCTATCAAAATTGTGTCTCCAATATTTCTTGAAGCTCTATCCAAAAACAACATGTCTTCAAATAGAGTTTTTGTTTTGAAGTCATCTCCTGATATCCATTTGTCATTAAGAGCTTTGAACACCTCATAAATTTCAGATTTACTTTGGTCTCCACTTGTTGCACTTGATATAACTTTTGCAGGTAGTTGTTGTTGATTTGGTAATTTTAATCTAACTCCCGCCAACACTAAGTTCAAGAAATTATTTTGTAATTCAGTTTCAGAATTCAAATATAGTCTAAGCTGATTTTTGAATTGTGCAGCACTTAGTTGTGGTGATTCTAATTTTCTAGCTGCATACATTTTAATTAACGGTGCCAATATAACAACATTATTTACACTAAATTCGATATCATTATCAACAAAAAAGTCGGTAATATATGAACCTGTAGAACTATATGTTACACCATTTATTGTTGAAAACCCTACTTCGGTTTCTAATGCAAACCAAGCATCGGGATAATTAAGTTTAGATTGACTTAACAAAACATTTCCACCTTTTGTTGGTAAACTGCCAACGACATAATGTTTGAACGGAATTGGGTCAGTTATTATAGGAGTACCCAAATAAGATAAATAAGAATCAAATACTCTCCTCCTATATTTAGATGGATTACCATTCTTGAATAATATGTCATATTGTAAAAATGCTGTTATTTCATTTTTTACAAATTCATTTTGTATGTTGATTGTATTTTGGAAAAACTCCAAATCTTTTTGTCCGCTTGGTGGTGCTGGAACAGTCATCATGCTTCTTAGTAACGATTGGAAGTTTCTAAAATTAGCATTCGCATTTGTTGTAGATACATTGTATTGTGCACTATCTTGAGTTGTATCCGCATTTGTTATAGGTTTACAGAAATTCAAAAATTCTTGTTCGAATTTGTCTAAATCTCTTTTTTCAAAAACTCCGAAGATATCTTCTATTTTAGAATAATCATCAGTAGTCAATAACTTGAATGGCGATTGGTCTGTTGTTTTAGGGTCAATGTGGTTAATGTATTCATACGGTGTTGGCATCACAATTTGATTATTGTCAAAATAACCAAAGTTTGATGTTGACCAAATGGTTCTAACAGAACCATTATACATACTTGTGTTGTTAGTCAAGTTCACAACTGTTTGTGGGGTTGAGGTTACATTTATAACACACTCATCTATTGTTTGGTTTATCTGAGAACCAAATGATGGAACAATAAAATACTTGTTACCTTTTGTATTTGTTTTTGGGTCACAATTTGAAGTAATCAACTCTGTGTCAGGTAATAGTACTGACCAAGTTTTTAGTATCAAATTTTTAGAACCTTGTTTCAATCCATTAATTTTTGAATCGGGGAAACTAAATATTTTAACTCCTGAATCAATACTTTTTTGGATGTCTGAATTATTGTATCCTGTATACAATTCATACCCGTTGAAGAATACATTAAAGTCGTTCATCAGTTGTGGGTAAAATCCTGTATTGATTGTTATAATATCATTACTTTCTTGTTGGAGAACAATACTTTCCTTTTGTCCTTGATAAACAAAATCATATGTTTGAGTTGTTGAACTAAGAACAGGACTATAATTTACAGTATATTCAAAGTTTTTCCAAACGTTTGTGAGGATGTCTACTCCAGACTCTTTATACTTTTTATATCTGTACCAAATAGAACCTAATTTAATCATCCAAGCGTATGGTATTTTATGGATAGCACCAAACTTGTTAAAACAAGATGATATAAAATCTAGTTCAGACATTGTTGTTCCATTCAAATTCTTATATCTCTCACTCAGAGACGCTAAGGGTAATGAATTCAAAAACAAATACGCGGCTTGTACGAATGGATATGGAGAATTACTTCTAATTCCTTGTACACCTGTCTGAATTGAATTTACAAAATATGGTGTGTTCAACAAAGAAGTTGTTGTAATGTAAGGTAATGTTGTTGATGGTGATGCTGTTTGTGTTGGCGAGACATAACTACAATTACCTTCAGTTAAGGCAAATTGATTTGGTAATCTAGTTAAATAAAACGGTCTCAGTCCTACTCCATTATTAACATAATATAGTGCATCTATTGTTGGATTAGCATAGTTAGTATACGAAAAGTTTGTGACAGGTCTATTATAAGTAAAATTATAAACATCGTTGAAGTTTGAAATTATCTTTCTTGGTTCAAAAACCGTCAGAGATTTTTTTGTACTATAAACTTCATTGTTTTGAGTTTTGGCACCATCAGGTAAGTTATTCAAACACCAATTTGGGTCTGAAAATGGTAATACATCAACAATTAATTTATCGTTCGACGCAACTGCAATTAAATTTTTCAAAGCCGCTGAGTCTGTGTGCATCTGTGGTATTTGACCTAATTCAAGTGTACTAAGAATTGCTGTTGGGTTTTCTGTTATTGTTCTGATATATGGCGTAACAAAGAAATCTCTTATGAAGTCTTGGTATGATTTACCTGTACCTCCGTTTGAAAAGTTTTCAAGATTTTGTACATAGTTCTGTGCATTCAAATCATAGTTTTTTAGTTTCAAACTAAGATAAGGTGCACTAATGTTGATACTATCGTAAATGTTATTAACTTCAGCCTCCGTGTTCAACTTAATCAAATCATTTATTTGATTTGAGTTGGCTCTAATTAATCCTGAATAGTGGGATGTTAAAAATTGTCTTTCCCAAATTTCATAAAAGAATTTTAATTCTTCTTTATTTAGATAAGTTAGTCCTGCAGACGGGAATTCAATCGCATTGATATTAATGTTATTAGTATAATTTTGATTTTGTAAGGTATCAGGTACTTCAGGAGCATTGAATTTCTTAGTAAGACCTTTCAAATATTCTTCAACAAACTCAACCTCAGGCCATTTGTCATATAAATAACCTTGTGTTAAATCTGAAACTGAAGGGTCTCCAATGTATTTCAATTGAAATCTACCTTTTTTGTCTTCGGGTGTTTCAACAAAAAATTGAGGCCATGGGTAAATTGGAATTTGAGAATAATCATAATTTGAATTATCCGATAATGATTGTGGTGTGACTGGAAGATTATCTCTACTATCTGAACTTTGTGCTGATGAAATGTTATTTAATATTGCACTTTTTCTAACGGGGTCGTTTTTTAATGACCATGCATTTGTATGAACATCATCCATTAATCTTAAAAATGCCTCAGCTGATGCCAAAACAACCGCCATCATATTTCTAACTGTAGGTCTGAATCCTAAACCTTTAGTACGGTCTTCTAATTTTTTCAAAAGTTTTGCACTAATATCTGCCTCATACTCTTGTAGTTTCTTTGTTGCTTGAGAATCAATTGAAGCAATGGTCTTGTCAAATCTTCCATCACCTTCAAAAATAAAAAATTTAGGTCTCACATCGACCAAATTATTATTTTTATCTTTAGCAACTACGGGTGTGAACAAACCTGAATAACTATCAATAACTTTTTGTTGTTGAGCTTTGTCGGGGTTAGGAATCCCTGTTTGTTGTGTTGTTGTTGCAGCCCAATCTATTTGTTGGAATGATGGTGTTGAAAAAACTATAGTATCATAATTTATAGGGTTTGGAATCTTAGATGGTCCAGCATCTCCTAAAGTTGGGTTTCCTGCCAAATATTGATTGAATACTTTGATATCATTTTTAAGTCTTTCAATAGCATCATCTTTATCTTTTAAGTCTATGTTGTTAAACACATAAACCTTACCAGAATTGTTAGTCAAAATTATTGGTCTTGGATTCAAGTATTTAGAAAACCAAGAATTATCCCCCCTTATCTCGTTAAAATATTCTTGAAGATATTCTTTGTAAGTTCTAATATTTGTTAAAGATTCAACTTCAGCCTTAAAATAAGAATCTTGAATTGTTTGTTCAAACGTTTGAAGTTTATTCATTAGTTGAACTAATGTCAATTCTGGAAAATCAGGTGGTATCAACCCTTTTGATTTATAATCACTATAAACTTCTACTATTTTTTGGTATCCTTTGTTTGTGTATATTGAACCAACAACTTGTTCAGTACCAGTTGCATTATTTTTTATTTGTCCAACTTGAGTTGAGGCTTGTGATTCTGCACTTTTGTTTGTTTGTTGTGGTCCAACTGGTGTTTGCGCAACACTAAATTGTTGAGTATACATGTGTGGTAATGCCAATAAGTGTCCCATGGATATTTCATTCAAAATATTAAATTTGTATCCTCTGAATTCTAAATCTACTTCGTAGTTACCACTAAACGAATTAAATCTTGCATTGAACTTTTCGAGGTTCAATTGATATCTAATTGCTTGTCCATAATAACCTTTCAAAGTTAAAAAGAATGGTGGATATGGTAAGTTAAAGAAAGCTGCGTATGGCGAGTTATTTCCTAATTGGAATAAAGCTCTTCCTTGTACATCTTGTAATTTAATTTTGACCGAAGGAATAAAAGAACTATTTGTTGTTATTGAAATATCACTTATACCCAACAAACCGTTATCCATAATATTTTTCAAATCTGCAGGTTGGTCTACAACATAAGGTTTACTACCGTCTTTTGGAACCTGAACAGTAGATATCATTTGATTATCACCTTTGAATTTTGTAGTATTATTACCAGTCAATTCATCATAATATCCTGTACTCAGATAAGAATTTTTTGTTGGCTTTAAGAAATCTATTTTCGCCACCGAAATAGTTCTTATTCTATCCGTAGGTGTTGCACCTACAGCTAACTTTGTTCTTGGCAATACTTCAGCCTCAAGGTTAGCATACATTACCAATTTTTCATGGTCTACTAATCTTTCTTGAATTTTGCCTTGATTATCAATAGTTTTGTTTGGGTCAACTACGATAATATTATTATAGTCGAACTCAACATAAATGTTTCCGCTATTATCCGCTTGAATGTTACCTGCCATAATAATAAAAATGATTTTCTACCGCCGCCTTATAATCTTGTAGAGATGGTAGTAGAGGAAATGGAATAATCAATATAGCACCGTCATAAATATAGTTTTCAAGTCCTCCAAATTTAGGGTTAGCTTGTAATATTAACCAACCAAAATATGGTGAATTGTAAAACTCTTGTGAAACTCTATCTAATCTACTTTTAGCAACTTTATATATGTAAGCCTTATCAGTTGTCTTTTGTGGTAAATTCACGAAAGGTACAACTGTTTGTTCACCGTTAAGTAAAAATTGACTATATCTATTCCAATACTGTGATGCCGCCATTAGTTAAGTTTTGCCTTTGAAATGAAACTTCCGAAACCTGAAATTCCGTTAGGGTCGTTCCATGTTAATTTATTTGTATTTTGGTTTCCTGTTGCTCCTAATCCTTTAATCAAATTTTCTTGGGCTGTTTTATTTGCAACATTACTTACAGGTTGTGAGTTATAAGTAAAAACCCTCTTCTTAGTATCAAAAGGAGTGTAAATCAAATATTTTTTAAGTTTATCTTTTTCTAAATTATTTATAAATTCTGTTGTAATATTTGTTTCAGTGTTAAATGCTGGTTTCGCAATTTTATCCCAATACGCATCAAACTGAGTTTCAATATCATCTTGACCTTTACCGATTATTGAACTATTACCAATTATATTACCAATAAGTGCTTTTTTGAAGGTTTCATATTTTTTACTATCAGTAACATCATTAGATATTAACATATAAACTCTTCTGAAAATTCTGTCATTGAATAAATCTGTTTTACTAAATGGATTAAAAACATCAATTGTTTTGAGTTGATTAGTTGTTCCGTCATTTTGAAGTGCAAACACAAATGGTGCAGAATATTCTTGTTTATCGCCAGAATAAATAAATTTAGTTTCTGTTGATATTGTATCGTTAAATGCAATCAAATCTTGTTGGACTTTTGTAACGTCATTTATTAATTCAACTAATGTATTTGCAGCTCCATTTGACGATGTTGAAACATCTTTTGTACCTTCAGTTACATAAACTTTTACGGGTCCTGATTTGGCTTGTAATCCATCTGTACCTGTGTTTACGGTACCAGGATATGTTATTGTATTAACTTTAGCAAGTGTTTGGATATACCCTTGTTCTATATTAACCAAATCTTGAATTGTTTTATATACAGGTGTTTGGTATGATGATTTTTTACCATTCAAAAAATTAACATAATTGTCTTTAACAGTTTGAATCAATCTAGGGGAAAAATTTTTTGATGTATTAGATATAAATTTAATAAATCCTTCGTCTCCCTTTGAAATATTTTCTACCAAGGTTGTGAATATTTCATCGACTCTTGCTTGTAATCCTGTTGGTTTTCCAAAAATTTGAACGTCAGGGGTGTTTGTTAAAAGATTACCTTTATAATAATTTCTTGACACCATCCACTGTTGACGCATCGCATTATTATATTGACTTAAAACTTCTTTGTTTTTATTCAATATATTTGTAAAGTAAGTTTGAGAATCCGCAACAACTTTGGTCATAAAATCACCATAACTTATTGTTCCTGTTTCACCAGATGCTTGTATATTCGAAGTTATTATTGAACCTATGGTAGCATTATTACTTTGACCTGCGCTTGGTTCCGCTTGATTCAACGCTGGTGGACTAGGAGGATTTGTTCCTTGTAAGAATTGTTGGTCCAAAACTGCTAAAAATTCTTCTTTATCTGTAGAGTCTGCTCTATCATCATAAATTTCTGTGTTAGCATAATAGTTGAATGTTAATGCATTTTGTAATTTGTCGATTGATTCTTTCAATCCACTTCCACCTACAAAATTAAACGCCATTGTCACATTTGCAATCATTGGTTGAACACCAATGCCTTCAGGATTAATGTCTAATTCTTCATAGGTAATACCCAAAGTTGTTGGTATTATTTTTGTATTATAAAAATCACCAATCCTTAATATCAAAACAGGAGGTGCTCCAAATGATGTATTAGTAGCCTCATTGTATTGTAATACGGTTGAGCCACCAATATCTTTAATCGTTGGTATTGTGTCTCCAGGTCTCATACATTGTTGTAAGAATGTTAATCTTGTATTCAATCCTTCAGGAGTCATTGAGTGGAAAGCTGGTTGAAAAAACTTCAACTTTTCTCTCAAATTATCATAAACCATTGGACTTGCTTCTTTTACCGTTTCGAAATAATCACATTCAGATAATAAAGACCTCAAAACAAATTTAGTGATGTTGTCTCTTGGCTTCCAAGTTTTTTCAAGTTCTGTTGTTCTGATTGTATCTGTTACAACATTATTTTTTGTTACCGTAACATAGTTTGGTGTTGGTGGTGTCGGTGGTGGTGTAGTCCATTTGAATGATGTCATTACCGCTCTTCTACATGCCATCGCATTTGTTGTAAAAATATCATTACTACCAACTTGGGTGTCTCCACCTTTAGTACTAACATCCTTATCTGAACAGTTAACAGTTGAACCTGGTTTGAATTTTTTGGTATTTACATCAAATTGTAATACTTGTGTATTTTCTCCTGGTGGTAATTTTGTTTCTTGAACAAACAATCTTTTATTAATAAGGGTTGTTAGTTTTGTATTTTTTTCGAAAAACAATTTTGCTGATGTTATTCTTCTTGTAGATAATTCAACATTATATGATGAGGTTGCGGGTGCAGAACAACTTGCATTAATTGTAATTGTCAATTTAGCTTCTTTATTTTGAGTCATTTGACTAACAATGTCGTCAACCATCTTGTTTAGTTGTGTGAAATTCGCATCTACAACACTAGTAAAAAATTCACTTGTTTGGTTCGCGTTTGGTTGTTTTTGGTAATTAGTTTTTTGTGCAACATACAAATCATACTGTGAGTTATATGGTGTAACGTCACCCTTTTTTGGGTAATCATTAGCAAAGTAAAACCCTATTTTACCATAATTTGAATTCCAATAATCATCATTAATAGCTGGTCCTACTGAATTTGCACCTGAATCTGGAGCATTAAATCCTGATTGAATTGTTTCTTTGGTTACAATTAATTGTTCCCTTGTTAATTCTTTTGAAGTAATTGCAGTTTGAAGAAGATATAAATCATTTGGATTTACAGTATAATATTTCTTGGCTAACTCATATATATCATATTTTCTACATCCAGCAAAGAACGAATCCAAGATTGAGTTAACTCTTTCTTTATTTGACTCATTACTGAGCACTTTGTTGACAATTGTATTTAGAATTGAAGGGTGGTCTACAACTATTTTCCACGTTAAAGAACCTCCTCTTGAAGTATTCTTATACGTATATATTGGCTCAGGTCTTCCCAAGAAATCACTAGTGTTCCAGTTTGCAGTAACTGATTCTGTGAATGTCAATCCATATGGTGGGAACCACATAACTCTACCACCATTTGGACCTCTTTCACAAATAGATAAATCTGAAGCTGTGAATCCAGGTGTGTTTGATGTTCTCCAAGCAAGGTTTTCAATTGAAAACATATACTTCTTAGCATAAGCCGCGTTTGTACTACTACCACCAGGTCCATTAATAAGGTTAGTGGAACTTTGTCCACCTTCTTGTTTGTTAGGGACTATGTTTAAGTTATATGTGTTATCAAGAACCGAATTACTGAACCTTCTGCCGTTTACCGTAATACCATCAACTTTTTGTAAGTTTCTGTAATTCAAATAAGGTATGTCTTTTGCAAATACTCTACAATATTCTGTACCAACTTCTTGACCAATATTGCCTGTGTAGGTAATTACTCTAGAACCCTTTGTAAGCTCTTTATAACCGTCATTAAAGACCTTACTTACTTGGTCAATAGCATTACCCGCATGTTGTAATCTTTTCGCTCCTTGGGGTTGGCTGTCGATAATTCTTTGAGTCTTATCTAATATTGAACCATCCTTGAATGTATTATTAGTTGACTCCGTTGAATTATATGATGATGGTTTGTTATTTGATTGATTAACAATTTCTCCACCAATACCAACAGTAAAACCAGCATTCTCTTTGTACTTAGGTGATACCCATGTGAATCCACCTTCAATACCCCCACCGTTACTATAGGTAGGTCCATTTGCACCCAATCTGATTGATTGACTTGGTCCTTCATAAAGTTGTGCTAACTCAGATGGTCCAAATACTGGTGACTTTTGAGGTACACCAAATGAGTTGATTGGTTGTGAACCAGCTGGTGAAAAAATATTTGATGGTTCACTATTAACTGAACCAATATAGTAGTTAGAGTTACTTGTTGTTGAACCAACAAGTGCCCCACCTAATCTATCAAATAAAGTTCTTTCGAAATATGGCTTATATCTGTTGTAATCAATGTTTCCAAACAATCTAGACTTTTGTCCACCACCCATGTTGTTATACATGATTTGTGAACCCGTATTACCAGCACCTAATAAACCTGTAACTAAATTACCTAATGTGCTTTTTCTAAAAGCATTATTAAGTTGTTGTATCGTTGTAGGTTGTCCCGAATTGATTGTTGGGTCAAAATAAGAACCAGGTATTTCAGACACAGGTAAAATACTACCTGCAAGTCTTAAAGCAAAATCTGTCGCAGCTAAAATTGGATTAGATGGGACTGTAATTGTATAATTAGGTTCAATCAAAGGAACTCTACCTGTCACCAAACTAAGAATATCAGTACCACTTCTAACATTAAAAACGTTAGCCTTAGCCAATGTTTGAAGATAAATTTGACGAGCAATTCTTTTTTCGAATCCATCTTTTAAGACTTTAGCACCTAAACGAGCAATAAATGAGTCTTGGCTTAATAATCCATTACTTCCTTGTGGGTCAGGAGATAGTAAAATCGATACAGGAGTATAACTTGAACCCACAAGTCCCGCAGGATATGGTTGTCCATTACCTTGTCTATCTTGGTCTACTCTAACAGTATCTAAAGATGAAAAAGATTCCGCAGAATCGAATACATTCAAACCATCAGCATACGCATTTAATGGTCTCCAATATCTAACAGCATCATATCCTTCATCAATTATGTGAGCATCTTGTTGTCCAGGACCATATTCACCTTGATTGGATATTGTATTCATTAACCCATTTGGGTCAGGAACTTGTCTATATCCACCTTCAGCACCCCACTCATTCAAAGGATATAACCTATTAGCAAACGTAGGTTCGTCAATCAATTGGTCAGGACTGTCCTGTACCGATATATCAGATTGTTGATATTCGAATGTAATAGGTGGGGATGGTCTATCAGGAGACTTAGCGTAAGGTATTAAATTCCTTACCATAAGTTTCTTTCGAAACCCTTCTGAACTAATATAGTCTAAAGGACTTGGCATTTATTATTTTTAATATAAATAGATTATTAATAGTTTTTATGAATTACCATAACTCGTATTAACAGGTGCTTTTGTTGGGTTATTTGGTGAAGTTAAGTTCATAAAATATTGTTTAGTTTGTGGACTATTTGCCCAGTCATCCAACATTTTTTTTGTTAGTTCTGAACCGTTTGGCGTACTAAACTCTACCATAATTTTTCCTCCAACATCTACATTTGTTTTAGTTTGTGTTGTGTTTGTTGTTAATGGTTGAGAAGTTGCTCGACTCAGACTTTCCGCTGTCGCCCCTCCATTGAGTTGATTATATAATGATGGTTTTGTTTCATTTGTTTTTACCGCCCCTTTCGATGCATCTTTTCCTAACAGTTGTCCCATTAAATCTTTGGCTAAAACCTCTCCTGATGTTTTATCACTAATTTTTCCATAGATATTATCAAGAACTTTATCCATTCCTTTTTTGAAATCGGAACCCATCGTTTTAGATTGGTCATTCACTTTATCTAAAAGATTGGCAAAGCTTTCACCAAGACCTTTACCACTTTTGATATCTTTCACCAAACCTTTAATATCATCAATTGCCGTTTCAGTTACTTTCCTATAATCGTTGGTTTTACCAAATTTAGATAATTCTCCACTGAATGCATCTGTTACTAATCTTCCAATACCTTCCAAACCTTCTAACCCAGTTCTTGGTGATGCAAGTCCATAAACCACCTTATCTTTAATTGCTTTAACATCAGATACAAGTTTCTCACTATAATTCATCTGAGCTCTAGCAATATCTTCTAAGGTTTTTGGTCCGTCTTTTTGTTGTTTTATTGTCGCATCTAATTGGTCTTGTGTTAAATTTGTTAGTTTTTCATAATATTGTTTACCATCCTTATCTTTAACTTCAACTTCATATTCTCCACCATCACCCATTCTTGCTATGTTCGCAAGTAATGTTCTATCTTCTTCTTTAACATTTAATCCCGCAGCATTGATTGCAGAAATTCTTTGGTCAGCTTCTTTTGCAGCTAAACCAAGTTTAGACATTTCACTTGCACTAACACCTGTTTGTTTTTCTAACTCTTTAAGTGTTAAAACACCTTGTGGATTAATCTTGAATGTTTTTGTTTTGTCATCAAAATATGTAAATTGTTTTGCAACATTTGCCAAACTATCTTGGAGTCCCGATGGGTCATTGATTGACTGGTTCATCAATTGAAAAGGGTCTCCCAATCCCCCAACAGCCAAACCTAATCTTTGGAATGCAGCTGCGGTCTCAACGGCACCTTCAGGAGTTAAAACTCTATCGGCTAATCTGAAAGTTTCATTCATGTTAAATCTTAACATTGAAGCTTGAGCCGCCATCTTTGTTAACCCTTCAACACCACCATCAAATTGATATCGGTTTAATTGGTCCATGTTTGCGGTAACAATCTTAAAGACTTGTTGTGTGTTACCACCAATACTTTGAATATAGTTTACACTTTTTTCAATTTGGCTATTCATTTGTGTCAATCCGACACCAACGTCTGTGAAATCTTTAACTAAGGTTTTTGCAGATTCACCTGTAACTTTAGTAGCCGCAAATAGTTTTTCAGTTTGAGTTGTAGTTGCTAGTACATTCCTATTACTCTCTTCGGCAATGCTAGATAGTGTTTCTTGAACATCTTTAATACCACCACCTAATCTTGTGATACCAGGTAAAGTATCCGCAAGATTTGTTTGAATCTCAGTAATTCTTTGTCTTGTTTGACCAAAGGTTTTGTTGATTTCTGTTGAATATGATGTCAACGATGAAACCGCACTGCCTAAATCTTCGACAAATCCAGCCATGTTTATCTTTCCATCTTTGAAATGGAAAGCTTCACCTAACTCGGAAAAAAAATCCCCTATGGATTGATTACTATCCGCCATTATTAAATCTCTTTTTTATATAAATACAAAAGGACTGATTTTTCAGTCCTTTTTATTATCCTCAATCCATTTATCTAACAAATATTTTCTCATAAAAACTGGCATTACCAGAAAATCACTATACGAAATACCCATAAGTTTACTCAAATAGTAAAACTCATCTATTTGTCCTTGTCTGTAATTAGAAGAAAGGACGAAAAAAGTCAGCCCCAAAACCAACGTTGACTGTTAGTTTTTCTCCTGATGGGGTCGTTACTGTTTTTCTCATGTCCAATCTTGGTTCATTATCGTCCATGAATTGTTTTATGTATTTTGAATCTGCTATCGGCATTTGTTCCACAAACTTAGCAATTTCAGCCTTATCTAAGGTACCATTTAATTCAACAATCTGTTTGTTCAATCTCCATGTTACTTTTGGAACTACTCTACCTTGAGGGTATGAATCTCCCAATCTTTGTATTTCCATTAACTCACCATAAGTTAACGGCTTAATTTTAGCAGAAACTTGTGACTTAGGTAACGATATTGTGAACGTACCATCCTCATTTGGTGATTGTCCTTTAATGATTGTTAACTGACTTAAATCAACAGTAGTTTGGAAAGGTTTTCTTGTTGCAGGGTCTGTAACTGTTATTTCCATTTCAGGCCCAAACGAAGTATTTCTCAAAAATATTAGAATCGACTCTACATCTCCTTCTAACATATCTTCCACTCTTAAATCTGGTTCGTAAATTTTATTTCTTAATAATGTTGTGGTAATATCTGTAACACCACCCATTAAAGTGTTTTCATCGTTGGCAGTTAAATAACCAACTTTAACAGATTTCTTTTTGTTTTTATAAAATATACCTTCTGATGGTAGCGGTACTACGTCATGTGGTAATGTGAAATCTCTTTGTCCGTATTCTCTTGATTGGTCTTCCATATAAAAAAATTAACCGTAAGGTTTATGTCCTTACGGTTAAATATAATTGTTTTGATTTTTTTATAAATAGTATTAGTAAACCAATACACATCTGTCCATTCTTAACGTTGCTGCAATTGTTGCTAAAGCATCTGTATTGTACGCTAATGAGTTGAAGTTTACATCAGTCATAAATGTACCATATAAAATCCATTTTTCAACAACAACACCTGTTGGGTCTAACATCTCCAAGTCAATATCTTTTTTGTAACCTGCAGCATATCCCATTCTACCTGTAACTGATTCCGCACATAGACGAACCCATTCCATAAGAGCTTGAGCCGCTGAAGGTCCAATAGGGTCTCTGAATACGCAGTTAATAGTCTGCCACGTAAATCTTCCCGCAACATAAGTTGATGTATTAAGGAAAGGTATTTCTGTTGCGTTGATTTGGATATGTGGTCTAGCAGTACTTTCTACAAACCACTCGTTAATTCCTAAGCTAGATGGAAACCTTAAAATGAATCGGTTTTGACGTTTCGGCTCATAAGGAATCGGCATTTTCATCAGTAAATCAGCCATATTATTAAATTTTTGTTTCTTTGTTTATATCATATAAATATAGTGTGTTGAAAAATTTTTCTCTTTACTTTATTAATTAAAAGGAATATTCTTATTTAACTTCCTTTTTAATTCCTCCAGCAGTAGAATAAGTCTTAACTATATTATCTGGTTTATTATTAAAATGTTTTTTCATTACTTCTACGTTTTTAGGGTCATCGTCTGAAAAACCAATAGTTGGCATAGCTGGTATGAAATTATTACTTACATCTTTTTTTAACCATGCTCTTTTATTAAGTACCGCAGCCATACCTTTTATGTAATCCACAAACTCGTCCATAGCACGAACCTTTGCTTCTTCAGGATTAGCAGCACCTTTTTCGTCTCCAAAAGAAACGGGGTGGTATTTGTTAAGGGCTAAGTAACTTCTGATTAATTCATCATCAGACATTTCATCTTCCCCTACAAATGACCTATATTTCTTTAAGTTTTTAACTAATTCATCTTTACTAATACCATTAAAATCATTAATGATATAATTGTAAATTGCTTCTTTTAATGTATTTGGATTGTGTCCTCTTGCAGTAATAATTGAAAAAATTGAACCGTTATTAATAGCTTCTTTGAAGTCTTTGAATGCTGGTCCTGGTTTTGCTTTCATTGCATCGACCAAAAAACTTTTGTCACCCTCAGTTCTAAAATTTCTAAAAGGGTCAGGAGCAAATCCCACAATAGTGTGTCCATTATAGTCAAAATCATTCTTACCGATTTGACTTCTA